GCTTCGAGCCAAGAACTACGAAGGCGCAGTCCCAACGACTAAGCGTGAAGCGTCAGAACTCATAGACAGGCTGATGAACAATGGCTGATTCGTCTAAAGCAGAGTTTTAGAAATAATTGTCAAATTGACTTGCATTTGTAGTTACAAGTGGTTACAGTACAAGACATGGAAACAAGCACAACACACACCAACTACATGACAAGCAACCTCAAAGGTGCACCAAAACCCGACATGGCAAAAATTACAAAACAAATCCTCGCCGAAAACACCAACATTGGTGCCAATGGAGCAATGCAACGAGCCACAGAAATTGTGCGCGCTTGGGCAATAGCAAACGGTTATGCCAAATAAACCAATCACCGCACCATGTGGTACTCGTAGCGCATACAAACGCCATTTAAGACAAAACAACACGCCTTGCGAAGCGTGTCGTAAAGCCCAACGAGAATGGCAATCGTCCTATAGGGAAGCACAAAAATGCTGACTGTGGGTTCGTTATTCAGTGGTATCGGTGGCATAGACCTTGGTTTAGAACGTGCTGGTATGACCGTGAAATGGCATTCCGAGATAGACCCTTACGCTTGTCGCGTATTAAAGAAACATTGGCCTGATGTACCTAACTTGGGCAACATTAAAGAAATAGATTGGGCAACTGTTGAACCAGTTGACGTGATAGCAGGCGGTTACCCATGTCAACCGTTCAGCACAGCAGGCAAACGACAAGGAGACAAAGATGAGCGACACTTATGGCCCTACTTCCGAAACGCCATTAGCGCAATTCGACCCCGTTTTGCATTGTTGGAAAATGTCCCAGGCCATTTGTCTATGGGGGGAACAACCGTTATTGGAGACCTTGCCCAAATCGGGTATGACTGTGAATGGCAAGTTATACCGGCGTCTTTCGTTGGTGCAGAACATAAACGAGAACGGTTATTCATTGTGGCCTACACCAACAGTTCATGGCGAAATAACACAAACACGCATAGAAGCACATCGACGCAGACTAAACGAAGGCATGAAATATTCAAGCAGAATTACACAAGCGATTGCCTTACGATACCCAAAGGACATTGGCTACCTTTCGCCCATGTGGACAGAACTACTAATGGGGTTCCCCGAAGGGTGGACAGACTTAGAGGACTTGGAAACGCAGTAGTACCACAAGTAGCCGAATATGTAGGACGACTCATCATGGAGGCACACAATGAACGATCCGTCTGAAGCAGAGTTTCAAAAAGCCGTCATTACCTTGGCTAAGTTGCATCGTTGGAAAGTCATGCACACCCAACCAGCCCAAATTCGTGCAGGCAGATGGATCACACCCAACACAGGCGACCAAGGCTTCCCTGACCTAGTGATGGTTCATACCGGCACACGCGGATGCATTTTCGTCGAATTGAAAGCGTCTAAAGGTGTGGTCTCGGATACGCAGTGGGAATGGATCAACGCGTTACAGGACGCAGGACAAGAGGTTTATGTGTGGCGACCCAAAGACCTTGACCAAATAAATAAAAGGTTATCCACAGGACGCGACCATTTGAGCGCGTCTAATATCTGATCGCTGGGTAGGCGTAGACACAACCTGCCCAGCACCCCCTAACTACAAATCAGCAGCTCATAAAGAGATGAGCATTAGCCCTTGTGAGACACTGAACCTCACTATGGGAACACTCGGAAACGAGGGTAGACGCTCACGCCTAGTGAGCGATCAGCGTTCCCTAACGCAAAGGCGAATGGTTGTCCACCGAACAAAACTAGACAGGCTCCCATGGGCTACTTGCCCTAAATAGTGGGGGACACAAACCACCACACTCTGACACTTCACGCTTTGTAGATGGTGCTTGCCCTTGGTAATCCTTAGCCCTTAGCATCGCCAACTGTTTAGGTGTCGGTCCTTCACTAGATGAGCCGAGAGCCTGTGTGCGTGCGACTGCTTGCGTCAATGGTGCTGCAGGTTTTGTCAGTACGGCTGGACCTACCGATTCAGTTTGACGGTTACGGACTTCCTCAAACGACGCCAACTTGCCAAACGACATCATCAGACCGAGCACACGCCCAAGAGCCGATGTACTTGCGTTCATTTGCTCACTGTCACGAGTGAAACTGGTTTTGCCTGGGAACGGTTCAAAGCAGGTTGCCTGTGCCGGTATCGGGTCGTCTGGTGTGCGCCATGCCTGCATCGTGACCGAAATAAATGTCTTGTCGTCAATGCTGACGATCTCTGGACGGTTTTCCATAATCCTAAGTTCGGGCCAGCGTTCTAGAGCAGCTGCGAAACGGGTTGGTACGTCTACATAGTTTGAGAGGTCCATTATGATTCCATGTCCTTTGTGTGTCGGCGTTGCACGCTGGTTGCGTTCTGATCGGCTCGAATTGCCTTAGAAACTCTGACCACTCGGGTCACTTCCTCCAATGTCATACCGTGAAAACTAAGTTCCTCTGAGCAGTCGTAACAGATACCGCGTAACTCGGTTTGCAAACGAACATCCAAATTAGTGAACGGTGCGTCACAAATATTGCATGACCTCATTTGAACCCACCGAGCCTCATAGCCACGATCGTGTCCTGTGTTGACTTAGTGAGATTCGACAAGTACACGCCATGTTCCTCAGCAACATAAGCCAACTCTGTAAGCGCCTTCCTAAGCATCGCTACGTCGTCTCTAAGGCGTCCAATCTCCCATGTTGCTGCCTTCATAGCGATATCGGCTTTAGTGATCATGGCGGTCATTTCCGCTATTTGATCCATCATGGTCGGGTCTCCTCAATTTGTCGGTATAAGCCGTCACTATAGACGAGCGGTGTGGCGTCTTTTGCTTTCATGGGTTTAGCCAGTTGGGTTGCAATGAAGTTTTTGGATCTGATCTTGCGTCGGTCGTTCTCGGTGGTGCCAGCCCAGATTCCGCGCTCATCGGGGTGCGATAGTGCATACGCTAAACATTCGACGTGCACTGGGCAAGCCAAGCAGAAAGGCTTGATTACATTGATGTTTCGTAGGGACTGCATACCGGAACTCGGAAAGAATAAGTCGAGTGGGAGGTCGTGGCAGGCGGCGTCGGTTTGCCAGTCGGGGCGGTAGATGTTCAGCACAATTTCCACGGTTTCCAACCGCATCCGCCACCTTCAGCGATATCGGAGTAAAGCAGGTAGGCAAAACGGAGGTTTAAGGTCGGGTCTGACATTGATTCCTCCATCGGCATATTGAACAGTTGCTCAACATATTTGCGGTGAATCTGGTTGATTTGTGCGACGCCGTGGTCGTGGCCGTTAAACCGTGGGTGGGTGTAACTGACGTTTTGGCAACGGGTTTCTTTCCACAGTAAACGACCCAGTTTTTCTAGGGTTTCGGTGTTGTTAGGCCATCCGACAGTAATGGCAGTTTGGAACCATTCTTGGCATTTAGTGTCAGGGTGGAAGTCTGCTAGTCGAGTAAACGGCACCGTGCTGGATGTGGTGCTGGTGCTCGTGGAAGTTGTTGTCGTTGTCAACTCCTCAGCGCGGTCCTCTAGTTGTTGTGGCGTGAGGTCTTGCAAGGTGATTGTTTGCTTGGGTGCGATAGTGAGGTCGGCGGTTGTTTCTTGTACGCCTGTGATTGCCCACAATGCGCACAGTCCATAGGTGCCTATTGCTAAAAGTGCTAGTCGTTTAAGGTTCATTTAGTAGTCCTCTGATAAGTCCGCAACTGATTTGCGGATGCTGAAAAAGCCTTCAAATATTGGGTTTTCTTGCATGATTTCTCGGGCCATGAAAGCGCGGTAATTGTTATTGAACTTGAACTCGCTGTTCGGGTCGTTGGTCGTTGCGTGCTGATAACGCAAGACTTCTACAAGGGCTGCAATGCCGTAATGCGTGTGCCCTTGATAGTGCAGCTTGTAAACCATTTGCAGTAGTGCAGGCATCACCCACGGGTTTGCCTCTTTGAACGCTTCATACTTGAGCCGTTCAGCCGGTACGTCTAATTCGGCTAACAATGATAATTGCATCTTTCCTCCTGAGTCGGGTTTCCGAGGTCGGGAGTAGGTTTACCGACTCAAAGGTCGGTAGTCAAGTCATTGACCAAAGATCGTCTTAAACGCCTGGTCAACTAGGGCAACTGAGTCACTGTGGGCAGGGTCTAATTCGACGTGCACCCATTGAGCACCTTTTGACCCAAGAGTGTTCTTGTCGTACACCTTCCAGTCGTCACGGTCGCAACGGTAGCCAGCGCCCCAGCCTTTGGGGTTATTTTTGTAGGTGCCTGCATAGTCGTGTATTTCCTCAATGCCGAGAATGTCGCGGTGCTTGAATAGGAAGTCAATGAGATGGAAACGTTGTTCTTGGGTGCCACGGAGGTCCACGGCTCGCCAGGTGGCGTGTACAGATTTCTTTGGTGGTGTGGTGCCAACCATGTCGCGGTTGGCGTAGATACCAATGTTTTTGACACCAAACAAGAAAGTGCAGTAGTCAACAAATTTGAGGGTTCCCATACGGCGAACATTGCCTCGGGCGTCGGTGTTTCCTGTGTAGTTACGCTTCGTCATTGTGGTTGTCTTTCTCTTTGTCCTTGAGCCCGTTAGAGGCAAGTATGCCTGAAAGTGCGCCAGTAAGGAAAAGCATCATCGGCGACAGTAAAGCCCATGCGCTGTCGTCATTGGGCGAAACTTTGTCAATCGGCTGTACGACGAATAAAAGTCCGTATATGAGAGAGGCGGTACTGAGGACGAATGTGAGCGAGAGTGTGATGCCGACGATCAGGATGAGTCTGGCTTTGATTTCGGAGTTGGTAAGTCTTTTCATTGGTCGCACCTTGTGGCTGTTGGTTTAGTTTCGCAGGTGTGTCGAGTGCGGTCGTTGCATCCAGTGACGACAAACATGAGCACCACTGCAAGAGCCGCGATCACGGCGAGAGTTTTCATGTCAGAGGGTGGTTGCTGTTGTAGACACCTTGAGCGACCCATGCTTCATATTCTTCGTCTGTCATAAGGCGTTCGCTGTCGTCTACTTGAATAAATACTGCGTCTTGTGGGTATAGGGCTTTGTATTCGTCAATGGTCATAATTATTTCCTGTATCCGTATACGCGGATTGTTCCGCCTGTCATTGTGCCTGATGCTGCGGTAATCGTAAAACTTGTAAACGAACTTGCTACAGCGTGAATGCCAACATTGTTGCCGTAAACAGTGCTATAGCGAACCCTTGAACGCAACTCAGTATTCGTTGCCAAAAATGGGTTATTTACTTCTATTAGACCGTTTCGTGTTGCCGAACCGCCAGCGTAATTCCAAAAGGTCAAGTTGTTGCCTGCGTCAAGGTTTACTGCGCCACCAAGAAAACTTCCATAGATAAAAGCCCAATAATATCCTGTTGCCGACGAACCAAAAGTAAGTCGATACGGCCCGTCAACCGAACTGGAGCCACCACTGTCAACAATTAAATAGTTGTCATAGTCGGTACTAAATGCATCACTTACAGTGACGCTCGCTACGCCAGTACCGACCGTCTGTGACTTAACAAGCCACAAGCCCACTGCGGACATCTGTGCAGCAGTCAGGACAGCGCCCGAACTAAATGTAGGTGGTGTAGCCATAATGTTTTCTCCTTTACCAACCGAGACGGCTGGTATCCAAAATACCTAAAGTACTGCTATCAAGCGTAAAAAACTGGTAATACGTTGTCGGGCTAAAAAATACTTCAAAAGTAGTCTGCTCAGGGGTTGCGTTGACAGCGATACCTTCAATCGCAACCGATTCGGTTGTGTCTGAACCTGCACCAGGCACACGGTAAACCAAATCCCAAATTAGATTTTGATTAACGCTACCGATAAAAGCATCTAGAAATTCGTTCAATGCTGTTTGGTTTTGTATTAGATCTATGAAACCGATTGACCACGATTCTGATTCAGGGTCAGACTGGCTGAACGCTAACCATTGCGCGAGGCCTAAAGCCTGCGTTGTTGTTGCGTCGACTGTAGTGATTGTTTCTTGTGCGTTGCCATAGGCCGTCAACGACGCGCTATTAGTTGCCGTTTGTCCTGCCAACCCTTGTGGCGCAATGGTCACATTGTTGAAAAAGTTTAGACCAGCCTTGTTGTGGTTTAGCGTTTGATAAGCAATGGCTGAAGCGGTTGGGCTATTTCGTGTAAAAGTAAAACCCGACACAAAATCAGCCATGAAGTTTCTAGCAATGACTTGTGCTACTTGACCCGTAAAACGGACGCCGCCTTTTTCGGTGCTGGTTATCAAATTAAAATAGTTTAAAACTGAACCCGTATAGGTTTGGGCGCTTGCCACAGATTGACCAGCGCCAAAGTTTGCAACATTGCCGATCTGATATGGGCTTGTGCGCCAAAGATCCTCAAGTTGGTTCAATGTTGGTTTTTGCGTTAAAGCCACATTGTCAACAACATTGCGCCCGTTGCGGGCTAACACATCAGCAAGGCTCACAGTTATTGTTGACATGCCTGTGTTGCCAGGGTAATCGTTAAAAACAACATTTTGCACCCAAAAAACACATCCATAGCCTGTCACTGGTTCAGACAAAATAAAAATGTCGTTGAAACCAAAATATTGGGCCACGTTAGTTTGGTTATTTAAAGTGACAGTCAAGATGCCGCCAGAGTAAGAGTCAAGGTAGTTCTGTCGGCCTTGCTGATAATTAAACGACAAAACAGACGTCGTGACATCAATAACCGTTGGTGTCTGTCGTTCTAAAACCCAGTCAATTTTCGGCATTACATCGCCCTAGTGTTTACGGGCACTGGGCCCGACTGACGCACATACTGCTGCAAGGCTCTAACGATACTGTTGGGGTCGCCACCGTTCACATTGACCGTAATATTGGCACCGCCCATAGCGTTGTTAGGTGTGATACTTCCAGACGTGCCAGGTGTAAACAACTCAGGCCCGCGCTCACCAACAATGTACGAACCGCCAGCCATGACCGGGCCACCCGACGCTCGAGCGCCCGAGATACCTGCAAGCGTCAACATGTCGTACTGACTTTTACCGCCATACTCCGCACCTTTGGCAAGGTAACGGGCGTACTCAAGCGCAGCCGCAGGACCACTTGTAGTGAACTTAAATGCAATTTCTTTGGACGAAATTCCGTCCATAGTTCCCGAGATGGTTTGCAATGCAGTCAAAAACTCAAGGGCTTTGACTTCATAGTTATCAATATCTGCTTGAGCGCCAGTGCCAAACGCGAGCGCAGCTGCTGCTTCTAATTCTTCAAGATCAACTTTTGCGTTATCAAGCGCAACTTCACGCTCAAGGGTGCCGGTCAGATTCTTCCAGGCTGTATCAACGCTTACTATTGCGACGCTCGCATTATCTGCAGCGGTCTTGAGTTCGTTTAACGGGTTGCGTGCATCTTGAATGGCTGTCTTAAAAGTTTTGGCGTCCTCACGGGCGAGCGCCATATCCTCAGCAAAAACAGGGATGACCTCTTTTTTGTCGGAGAACATCCCAAAGACGTCACCTAAACCTGTTTTAATGTCGTCAACCATCATCCCGGCAGAGATGTTGATTTCGTCCCACACAGTTGAGAAATAGGTTTTGTCCCACTGCTTTTGTAGATAGCCGTACATGTCTCCAAGACCTGTGACGGTCTTGTCAACTAACTCGACTATGTCTGTGATGACTGGTATTAGGAACTCACCGAAGTTGATTGCTAACGCTTTGGCTTTGTCACCAAAGTCGTCCATCGTGTCACGAAACTCTTTGGCTTTCCTTAGTTCGTCAGCATCAACGACCTGTGCGTCGCCAACATTCTTGAGCGCAGTCTTAAGATCGCCTGCACCCATCTCAATGAGTTCTGACATTGACTGCCAGCCCTTACCGAGCAACTGTGCTGCAACCTTCGCTTTTTCTGCTGGGTCTTTAATCTTTTTGAGACGGTCAATAGTGTTTAAGAAAGTTTCGTTGACGTCTAAAGAACCATCACGCAGATACACAAGGTCAACGCCAAGGTCACGAACTTTGTCTGGATCAGCACCGATCGTTTTGTTGAGGCGACCGATAGCCCCCTCAACGGCATCAATCGGGATACCGATATCACCAGCAGCTTCGATATAGCGTGACGCGTCCTCAACGGCCAGACCTGTGGCATCAGCGAACTTGCCTGCTTCTAAAGCGACAGTCTGAAACGCAGTAATTGATTCCTTAGCGAAACCGACAACGGCGGCTCCGGCAGCAATACCGAAAGTGACTGCGTTGGCTTTGACCGCATCAAAGATTGCAGTAGAGCCAGCCTTAAATTTTCCTAGTCCACCTTCAGCGTTATTGACGGCAGTCTTAAAATCACCAAAAGCCTTCTTAGCATCCCTGATTCCTTTGTCTTGAAGGTCAGTGATAATTGGGATTCGAATAGCCATTAGAGAAACACCGCCTTCTGAAGTTGATTGATTCGGGCCATGACCTCATCAACAGACTGTTTCATTTCGGCTTCAATGGCTCCAGCGTTGTTTTCGTAGGCACGCCACATCACGCGAGGTCTGTTTGCCAAACCGTTTAGAGCACGGCCTAAAGCGTTGTTGTTGTTTAAGCCTGCATAGTCAATGACTGAAGCGGCTCCGTCTTTGTTCACAATGGTCAACACGGCGTCTTTCTTTTTAGAAAGTGACGTCTCAATCTTTACGCCTCTAACGGCTTTGTCTTGCACATAAGGGAACAACGGACGACCACCAGGAGCCCAAGCACGACTCAGACCAGACGGCAAACCACCATTGTTTTTAGTTGCGTCCTCTGCCGGATACAGGCTTTTAGCCTCATCCACGGCAACCTTAAGAATCTTTTTAGCGTCCTTGAAGAATTGCTTTTTAACTTCAGGCTGAATCTTTTGGAGGACCTTCAAAGTAGATTCGAGTCCTTGAACTTGGATCGTCATTTGTTCCTCTCCTTTAAAATCTCAGCGACTGTCGAGAGGTCGTCAACATCAAACTCTACCTCATTTGGGAAGTACCCTGTGAGGACTAGCAGCTGCGCTAGGGAGTGGCGGAAACTTCCGCTGGGATAACTTTTCCCGCTTCACTGTTCACGATCGTGATGTCCACAAGTTTGTTAATAAATGACTCAAACTCCACGGGGATTGCTTGCCCGTGTTCGGTTTGTGATTTGGCTGAATGCCATGCCATGAACGCCATGTCCTCCATACCGAAATTGTCGGCAAGGTCAGACGTTTTCATTTTGAATTTGCGTTCCCATGCGACAAGCGTTGCAAGCGTTGTCGTAATCGTCGCAGGTCCGTAACCGATGTCAAATCGGATCGTAAGTTTCATGTCGGGTCCTTTGTTCGGGGTTTGTTAGATCAGGCTTCAGACCAGGCGAACGTGCCGCCCATCAGGGTGATACTGCAGGTGCTCAATTCTCCAAGCGAGTACACGACTGGTAGCGAAGGTAAGTAACTTCCGGTCAAGGTACCTAGGGGATTCGTTGCGCTGACAGCAGCTGATGAACCTTTGATGGTCACGGTCGTAATGACAGTGCCGACAAGCGATTTCAAAGTTGCGTAGGTTTCTGAGGCGGCAGTTGACCAGTAGAGGTCAAGCGTCAAAGTGTTGTTTTGCAAACCACCGACATATGCGACCGCAGTTGAACCGAAAGCATTTGCTTGTAGTTCTTGGATTGTCTGCGTCAAGGTTGCGGCGGTGCACTGATCGGAGATATCAACTGCGCCGATGGAGATGACGGGATTGCTGAGGTAAGTACTGGTAGCCATGACGGATCAATCCTTTGTGTTCTTGGTCGCGTCGGGCTTCGTCGCTAATTTAGCACCCTTAGACGGATGGGTGTCGGAACGCTGAATAAACCCTCCAGCGAGTAACCATTCAATGTCGTCAGACGGTGACGCGACAAACGCGGTGCCGATCTCGCCAACTCGAATTGAAGTAATAACGTAACGATCCATTGGTTTATCCGTTCTGTGCTTGTATCGGGATGATGAGTTCGTATCCGGCGTACTCTGCTCCGCCGACTGTTACGACTTTAGGTGATGCTGACATGACCGCAATGTTTTTTAAGACCAGCGATGACGTGAGACTTAGCAGTTGGCGCAAGGCGTCTAGGTTGCCTGGGCCGTTGCTAATAAGGGTGACTGGGAAAGTCATTTTGACGATGTTGTAGTTCCACGACTCGATGGATGGAGCATCCACAAAAGCGCAAGGTGGAGCGATATTGCGAGGATCGTTAACAACCCTAAGATCCGGAATAGTTTGGAGAGTAGTGACCAGATCATCTAGGGCCTCATTCAAAAAGTCCGTGTAAGCCATTTTAGGCGACCTGTGGTCTGTTGATGCCTAACAACTGTTTGACGATGCCTGAGAGCCCTACAACGGGCGCTGAAGCCATGTCAGTAAACGACGCGAACTGGTCAACCGACCCACGCTGACGATAGAGGGCTGATCCGTACATCAAAGTGCCGAGGGTGACATCTCCGCCAGGTGAAGTACTAAGCGAATCAATGTACGAACTTTCTTGACGACGCCTAAAGCAGAAGGCGTTAGCCGCAGCTGCACACTGAACCAAGAAAGCGGTTTCGTCACCAGCGGTCGTGATCCCGAGATAGGTGGCGATCTGTGGCCCTGTCACCCAAGTGCAAAGTTGCTCAAAAGTAATCGTGCCGGCTTGAGCGTGTAACTCGTCAGGCGTTTGTGTGTCGGCCCACATGACCGCGTTTTCAAGTGGATACGAAGTGTCGTATTCGATAAGACCTTCGGTGTCAACATTGACTGGCAAATACTGAGGCATCGCATAAACGGATTTGACTCCGTTGTATGCGGCCCCAGCATTGGCGACGGTTATGGATGCACCGACGACGATTTCGTTTGGAGTCAGCGTTGTTACGGTGACATAGCCAGGAACGATTACCGCTGTCTGAATTGTGTAAGTCGCTGCCATAGCGACCTCCGATCAGGCCTGGGTGATCTTGCGGATCATGCTGGACACTGCTGCGAAAGTTGAGCAGTAAGCATGGACCGAGAACAAGCGACTGAGGGTGGCAGGCTGCTCAACACTCAAAATTCCGCGTACTGATTCGTAGTACTCGAATGCCTTGGAAGCGTTGGTGACAATCATGGTCTTGGCAGCGAAGTTACTGTCCACGACAATTTCAAGTCCGAGCGGGTTAGAGCCGACCCAAGTGGTTGCGTTTCCGCCACCGAGTGCGTTTTGTCCTGCGAGACCAGGTGCGCCGACATACGGGAACAGTGGACGGTTGCTTCCGTCAACGACTTGTCCCAACTGGCCCCAAACGTCAGGCGAGACGAACAAGGTGTCTGGGAAAAAGTTGGTGCCGTTGCTGACGTCAACTGCGGCGTCGTAGAGCGACTTCATCAAGTCGGTTGCTGACAAGTCCCACACGCCCGATGATGTTGCAGCGGTGAGAAGTGCGTCGGCTGCAATGTCGTCGGTCTTAAGCATGAGTTCGCCCATGAGGTCGGCCATGATCAATTCCATTGCTGCGGGCGACGTAAAGTCAATATCTTGCATGGACAAACTGACCTGTCCCGCTACCGTAGTCTTAGAAATTGTATTCGAAGCAATAACCATCGTGGTGGCTGACACTGCGTCAAATTCTGCGGACTGTGCAGCGGTTGAAGTGTGAGTCGTGATAGTCGGACGAACGAACGTTTTTTGCTGGCCGTTGTCCGGGTAAGCGCGAGCGCCAAGACGGTTGATGACTGGACGGACGAAATTGATGTTTTGCACGAGCGGGCCCAAAACGGGGACTGGGAGCAAGCCTGGTGTGTTGGTCGTGGCGATATCGCCTGCAGCTGCTTCGTAGGTTGACTGATGTTCAGCCTTCCAATCGTTGACCGATGCGTTTACCTTGGAGAAAGTTTCTCCGCCCTGGTGGAAAGCGGCCATCCACTCGCCAGCCGAAGGAAGGCGCGGGGCCTTCTTTGCTGATGCGAAAATGGTGGGTGCGGTTGGCGCGGCTTCAGGTGCTGCGGCTTCGATGTGTTCCGACATTGTTGTCTCCTCGACTTGTGGTTCTTTTATTGAGATTTCGTCGGGGGTTGTGTCTGCTGAAGCGGCCACATCTGTGATAGTAGCACCGCTGAATGCTGGTATGGGGACAAGGCTCAGTTCGCGCCATACGGCTGAGGTAATGATGATGGTTCCGTCCTCAGCACGGGTTGAGGTAAGCACGTCCACGCCAACTGACACATTGTCTAGGACGCCTTCCTTGGCAAGTTGCAACGCTTCGTTTCCTGCAACGGTGTCAGCGATTTTGGCGCTGAACATCATGCCTTCGGGGGTTTCGGTGCGTGAAGTTACAAGTCCGACGGGCTGGCTTGAGTCGTGATACATGAACAGTTTTGGTGCTTTACCGTCAACGGGTAGCGAACCTGGCGCAAACTGCACCGAGGTTCCATCGCTCACGGTTGCAGAAATTCCATAAGGTGCGGCCACTCCCGAAATTGTGCGGGTTGGTGCTTCACCAGCTGCGGCTTCAACATCTACGGCAAAGCCTGCGGACAGGGTTAGTTTCATGAATTGGTCTCCTCAATAGTTTCTGTGACGTCGGGAGTTTCGGTCATCATTTCGTCTTTCATCATTGACTCTAAGTACGAGTCAATATCAAACGAGATATATGTGCCTCGTGGGGTGACATTGTTGCCTGACAAGGTGCCTGATACACAATCAAGATACTGACGTGCGCCAAATAGCAGCAGGTCCTCGCGTGCACCAGCCGATGTCGTGTATTGGTAGCTGCCGATGTCAAACCCAGCGAGGTAAAAAGGGATATTCCCCAATCTGCACATTTCTTTTCCGCTGAAGTCTGCGGAGTCAATCATTAACATGTTGTCCGGCAGTGCCTTAGTTTCCTCGTACTTGAGGAACTCGTTAAGTGCTGCAGTTTGGTTGTTGACGCGAGCAGAGTTAAACGAAGTAGCAAGGTCGGCTAACTCTTGGGCCGACAGGGGCTCGCCGCCAGTCTGCATTAAAACTCCCGATGGTAAAAGGCTTTCCGCATTGCGATAGCGCGAGGCTTCGACACGGAGTGCAGTTTCAATAGCGGTTTGCGATGTGTAAATGATTCCTTGAACGGGGCTAATGAATTGCACTAGATCGTTCGGGTCAATCATTCCGCCTTGAAAATACACTTCTTTTGAAGGTGCGAACCATACGGGCCCTGCTTGATCTTGCGTATTGACCGAGCCTGCTGGCAAACGCGTGAACGATGCAGGGAAACCGTCAGCGGTGCGACTGGTTATGAACCAAAATGCGCGGCCGTAATAAAAAAGATCGTCCAATGTCCATGCCATAAGTGTGGCGTAGGGGATCGTGGGATCAGGTTGACGCAACCATGAACGCGGCGCAATATAGACACATTCCATTTCTTTTTCGGTGTCATTCCAGACCTCGTTATACATCTCCAATTTTGTGGATGAGATAACTGAGGCGAGAAGGTCACGCGCTCGACTTAACGTCGGAACCGAGTTAGCACGGTTACGGGCGTCGCCTTCGTAATACGCAAAATACTGACCAATGAAATTGACGCCCTGGTTGGACTTGTAAGTGCCGTACGATCCAGCAGCTGCGGCCTTATGGGATTCGTCAACGGGTGAGACTGCCGCTTTCGTGACTTGTCTTGAGAAAATGCCCACAGTTATATCCGATCGTTAAGGGTGTGATGGGCAAGCCCGACACCTGCCCACCACACACCCACAATAGTTCAGGAAACCACCATCATGGGTTTAGCCCGATTCTGATACTTGCTAGAGAGCGCGATCCCCCACACCGCACACTTCGCCAACTCAATCGGACCAGGCGACGACTTATGCGAAAGCGTGACACCCATACCTGTCTTAATCATCACGGCGCGATTCATATGTTCCGACAAAGTGAGTTGCCCCAAATGCTTGACGCGACCCTCCAAAATCATCTTTTGCGCAAGACCCGTGAACTTGATCAACTCAGCCTGGCCCACCACAGTCATACGACGACGCAGACTAAGCGGTGCATGGATTTCTAGTGTCGGGGTGATAGCCAGGGCGACAAGTTTGTCGGCCATGACTCGATCAACCTCAGCCCACATAGACGCCTCGTTATCCACAATGAACTCCACAAACGTGGTGACAACCCCATCAAACATTGACGATCTCACGCCGACATACCTGTTCGTGTCCATGCTCATCTCAACACAAAGCACACCGCCCACCGGCATAGGGCCGTCAATCTTGCAACTGCCCCACACGCCCTCATCCAGCCACGAACCCCTTGACGAAATAAACATATTGAGGTGAGCGCGTAGAAAACTGTCTTTCTTAGACACCGCTTGGAGCGCCTCAATCGTAATCGTCTTACCCAACGCAGGGTTTGCATAAATCCAGTTCTCAGGGTTACGCCAATCCCGATCACCAATAGACCACTCAGCAAAATAGAGACGCGAAGGTTCCTGTTTCTCAATCTCGTTAATAGCCGTTTCACGCATATGGATCATCGCCACACTCGACTCATCACCAGCCGTAGACCAACACGACAACAAAGGCGACTTACGCGCAATCTGGGAAGGGCGCAGGGCCTCCGACAAACATTTCTCGGAGACGTTGAAAAGTTCGTCCACCACGATCAAGTCACAACTTTGGCCGTGCAGGTTCGGGCTCGCAGCTCTTACTTCCCAAATAGAACCGTCCGGCATAGTCACCGACTTACGACCAAAAGTCCTCATCGCCTTACCGCCAAAGATATCCACAAGGATCGGAACCAGGCTATTAAAAATCGCCTCAGCACGATCCAAACGGTTAGCCACACTCAAAATGTTCTGAGGTGTTCCACGAAGTTTTGCGAAGTCAGTTAGCCACCAACCAATCAAAGCCTGCAAGCCAACCGACTTCCCGTTCTGACGAGCCGTACTGCATAAAGATTCACGGAACTGCAGGTCGCCATTTTCGTCGTGACTAAGTTGCCCACTCAACGCCAAGATTTGCCACTCAAAAAGACAAATGTTTTGATACGTCTCCGCCCACTTCGCCACCTGGGGGCCATAAGACAGATTCGACAAGCCAGTCGTCTCCAATCTCGGTTTATAGTCGCTGAGCAGGGCAAATGCGGACTGGTTCTCGCCAGTTCTCGCCGGTTCAGTCGTAGGAGCTGCACAGTTATGACGGTGTAGGTGTACCGCTGAAGTGTGGCAAGTGGGGCGCCGGCTGGAGATGCGACCGCGACGCCTGGAAAGTGTGGACCGACAAAGCCAACGGTGGCACCCCAGGAGCAGGGTGGAGCCACATAG